ACACAGCCCCTGACCCATTGGCGTCTTGAGGCGCACGGTACGTAGGGCAGTGCCCCGGCGCACGGCTGCCAATCCGGACGAGAGCAGTTCTGCGGACTTGTGGGGCTTCCAGGACAAACTGTCACCTGTCATCGTCCGGCTGCCAGCCGGGACGCCCTATCCGAGCCCGTTCCCCCGGCTGCTCGCAACCGTCCCGCCTGGCGCCACCCGGGAGGTCAGTGTGCTAACCGGGGATCGGACTCAGGGGCCAAGCCCAGAATGCGGCGGGTGTCATCCTCGTCCCAGCTCGCGTCGTCGTCCAGGTCGCGTGCCAGGTCCTCGAGCGACCGGGCTGCCTCGCCCAGCCGGATGCCGAGCTTCAACCTGGCCGCCGGCGTCAGCCCGTAGCGGTCCTCCAACGCCCGGACCTCCACGTCCAGGGCCATCGCCACCCGGAACAGCGGGTTGGCGACCGGCTGGCCCTGGCTGCCCTCCACCACCCGATGCTCGCGGTACTCCCGCCACGCGCGCGCCCGTTCGTCGTACAGCTCGAACAGCCGCTCAAGCGCCGGATGGTCCGCCTCGATGACCAACGCGGCCAGCGGCGACGCCCAGAACCCCGCCCACGCCGCCCGGGTCGCGGCGAGCAAGCCCGCCGGCGGCTCCGGCGGGCCGGCCTTGGCAGCCGACGGCAGCATCGCGACCGGCGCATGCGAACGGTGACCCTGATGGGTCCCTTCTGGCTTGCGGTGCGCTGGCATGCAGCCTCCTGGAAAAAACGCGGCGCGAAGCGGGCGGGATCGACGCGACCGGGGCTGGGGGCCCGGGCGCGCGAGCCGACGAATTCGCCCCCCCGCCATGGCGCTCAGGTCACCTCATGTGTGTGTACGGGGACTGCGGAGGGGTCAGCGACGGTCGAAGCGGACGAACATGACCGGGCCGGGGGTGGCGCGGGCCGGTGGCCGCGAGGTCCTCGCCCTCGCGGCCACCCGACCCGCGCGGTGCGGGCAGGGCGCAGGCGACCATCCAGAAGAGATGGGCGTGCAGGTCGCCTTCGGTCCACGATGCCGAGGAGGTGCAACAGCGCCGTGGGTGGCGTTGACGCCTTCGTGCCCGCACGTGTCGTCATCGCCAGAGGGCGGCGATTTGGCGGGCTTCCCGCTCGTCGGCGCCGGCGGCGTGGCCCAGTTCGTGGGCGAGCGTCGCCGCGGGCTCGCCCCAGTCGACCTCCACCAGGGTGCCGACGACCGGCGGGCCGGCGCCGTGCAGCTCCACCTCGGTGAGGGTGCGGCCGCCGACGTCGGGGCCGTGCAGGTCGAGCCCGAAGGCGTAGGCGCCGACGACCAGGCGGCCCGGGCGGGCGATCGCCAACGGCGTGATGCGTGCGGCCTCCCATGCCACCCGCAGCAGCGCGGCGGGCACGTGCACGGGCGGGTCGATCCACAGCGGGCCGGGGGCGCCAGCGAGGCCGGCCAGGTGCGCCCGCGCGCGGGGCACGTCGCCGGCGGCGGCTTCGGTGACCCGCTCGAGGCCACCGGCGACCCGCCACCAGCCGCCTTGGAGGTGCTCGACGTTGCGTGCCGCGCCGGCGTGGCCGCGGAGCCGGTCGAGGGCCTGCTGGGCGGGGCCGAGCAGGCACGGCTGGGCGGCGAGCGTGCGGGCGAGCAGCCGGTCGGCCAGCACCGGGCTCGGCAGCCGGGCCAGGCGGGCGAGGAGGTCCTCCAGGTCGACGCTCACCGCTCGCCCGACTGCCAGGCGTGCAGGAACGCGTCCGCGTCGCCGTAGCGCTGGCGCAGGCGGGCCTCCCGCTCAAGGCCGGTGGCCTCGAGGAGGCGGGCCTGCCCCTGGCCAGGCTCGGCGATCGCCTCGTACTGCCGCGTCGCGCGGTTGAGCAGGGCGCGCAGCCCGGGGGAGACGCCGGCGCGCTCGAGAAGTTCGCGGACCCCCTCGGTCTCCGTCACCGGAGGAACCCGGTGTCGCGCCGGACAGGGCGCACGGCGGCGACGTCGCGCACGGCGGCGGCCTCGCGCTGGTGGGCGACCTCGCGCATCGCCGCGATCACCTGGGCGTCGGTCGCGCCGGCCTCGTGCAGCCGCCGGGCGCACAGCGAGGCCGCCTGCGCGTCGTCGATCGCGCCGAGCGCTTCACGGACCACCGCGCCGACCTCTTCATCACTTGCGGCGGCGGGCGCCGGCGCGGGCAGCGGCGCAGTGCCGGGCAGGCGCGGGTAGCGGATGGCCTCGTGGTCCCTGAGGGCGACCGGCTGCGGCGTCTTCAGGACCCCGCTGCGGCGCCACTCGACCATGGCGGCCCTGAGCGCTTCGACGCGCTGCTCTTCGGTGTCGTACGTGGGGATGGTCACGGAGGGCTCCTTTCAGGAGAACAAGCGCTTGAACGTCGCGGCCGGATTGGTGGGGGCGATCACTTCTGCATTCTGGCCTCGGCTGGTGACGAGGGCTTCGAGGTCGCGGATCAGCTCGGCCCGCCGGTGGCGAGCGGGGCGGGCGCGTTCGACGGCGAGCGCGCCCGCCGGGGTGAAGCCCGGGCGGCGGCACCACTCGAGGACGACCACCGGCGGGGTGTCGGGCGCCGGCCAGCCGAGCCGCTCGACCAGCATGTGGAGCAGCTCGGCTCTGGGCGTGGGCCGGTCCATCTCGGCCTGCCATGCCACGTGCAGGCGCTGCACGTCCGCGCCGGCCCACTCGAGGACGGCGGCAGGGTCGCGGGGCAGGGCGGTCACACCCACACGCTCCCTTCGACCGCGCCGGTCGTGCTGGCGAAGACGCCCAGCCGGAAGAACAGCCCGGCCGGGATCGAGATGCTGCGGTCGGCGTTGGCGGCGAGCTGGAACGCTCCCAGGATCGTGCCCGCGGCGCTGGTGCCGTCGAACAGCTTGACCGTGTTCGTGGCGCCGCTGGTGTCGCGGATCGAGTAGCCCATCAGCCGGCCGGGCCCGGCGGCGCCGACCTGGCCCGTACCGGTGATCGGAACCGGCCCTGCTGCTTTGGTGGTCATGCGGTGCTCCTTTCACCTGGGAGGCGGCGGCGGCTGGTCATGCCGTTCGCTGCCAGGACGGGAAGCACTCCGGATGCTCGGCGCGGAGCCATTCGAGGTACCGGCGCAGCCCATCCGAAATGTCCGAATCCGCCTTTGCGTGTTCCTGAATGTCCGAATCCTCCTGGTCGCCGTGCTCCACTGTGGTCACTGCACTCACCCCAGAGGACTCACCCTCCTCTAGGAGACTTAGGGTGTTCTCGTTTCGGAGCGCACTCGACGGCCGAAAAACGGTGTTCCTTGCCTGGTCAGGCCAAAGCGCATTGAGTGCGCTTTGGCCCTCGGCGAGCAGCTCGACGGCCCTCGCCGGCGCGCCCTTCTCGAACAGCAGCACGTACAGATCAGCGCCATACCGGGTGGAGCCGTCCGGCATGCGGGGCCGCTCCGTTGGCTCGACCCTGAACAGGCCAAGGTGGAGGCCCTTGCCGATCGGCCGGTCCGGGTGCCGCGGATCGATCTCGGGGGTGCGGAGGTCGGCGATGAGCTGCTGGACGCGGCGGCGCTTCAGCCCTAGCCGCTTGGCCAGCTCCTCCTGGAACCCCTTCACGAACGCCACCCGGCGGCCGTTGCTTTCGTGCGCCATGCCGTCCAGGACCATGAGGAGCTGGCGGTGCCGCTCGGAGGGCAGTACCACCGTGTTGGCCGCGTCAGGTACGATCCGGAGTGTCGCTCTTGGCGGGGTGACGGCAGTGACAGCGGCGGGGCCGCCCCTCGTGCGGGGGCGGCCTTCGTCATTGGGCGGCATCGCCACCCACCTGCAACAGGCTCGCCAGCCGGGCGCGCTGCTCGGCGGTCAGCGGCGGGAACGTGTCGACCAGCTCGCGGACGTACCGCTCCGCGGCGTCGGCTTTGAGCGTGCGCCGGTCCTCGGCGGCCAGCTCCGGGCGGTCAGGGTGGTGCCGGGTGTTCGCGGCTAGCCGGGCGCGACGCTGCCGGCCTTCCGGATCGAGAGCCACGTCCCTCCCAAGCAAGTAGGGCTACTTGTTGGCGGGACTCCTCAGGGCTACCTGTTGGCGGGCCCCCTGGGGGCTTCTGCTAGGAACATTAGCACGTACGTTCGAGTGTCACGAACGCTTGGGCTCGACCCACACCGTGGCCGGGTCGAAGTAGGACTCGCCCGCGCGCCAGCCCGGCCGCCGTCCCTTCCTGGCCGGGAAGATGACGACGTCGACCAGGACCTCGACCACCGCGCGGCGCCGGTCCAGGTCGAGCCTGGCCCACACCGCGGCCGGGTCGGGCGCGTCGACCACGCCGGCCAGGACGCTGCCCCGGCTGGCCGCGGCGATCGCGGCGTCGACCTCGGCGAGGCGGGCGTGCAGCCGGTCGGAGCCGGAGCGGAGCTGCGCCGCGTCAACGTGACCGTCGGCGTAGGCGCCGGCGAGGCCCTTGAGCCGGTGGCGCAGATCGTCGGCCTGTAGGTGCAGGCTGGTCGTGTCCGGCCTGCGCGGTGCCAGCAGCTCCCGGGCGTCGGGGCGGCCGAGGCGCTCGACCACCACGGCCTGGACGTGGGCGTCGACCTGGACGGCCGAGCGGATCACGTGCTTGCCCGAGCTACACGTGTAGCCCACCCGGCGGGCCGCCGAGGTCGCCTTGACGGGCGCGCCGCAGACGCCGCAGCGGGCCAAGCCCGACAGCAGCCACTTGCGCTCGGATCCTGGGCTGGTCCTGCGTTGCGGGTCGGTGAGCACGGCGACCACGGCGCGCCACTGGTCCTCGTCCAGGATCGCGCGCCAGCCCGCCGGGCCGACGTCGCGGCCCTGGTGCAGCATCCGGCCGGCGTTGCGCGGGCGCAGCAGCACATCGCGCAGCGCTTTGGTCGTCCAGGGCACGCCGGTCGAGGTCCTGGCGCCGCGGGCGTTCATCTCCCTGACGATCCCCCGCAGGCTACGGCCAGCCAGCACGGCCGCGGCGGCGGCGCGGACCTCGGCGGCCTCGTGCAGAAGGACGGTCACGCCGTCCGGCTCGTACCCGTAGGGTCGCCGGCCGCCCGACCAGCGGCCGTCCGTGGCGGCCTGCAACCGGCGGCGGCGTGCCCGGTCGCTGGCGTGCTCGACCTCGAACCGGGCGACCGCGCCGAGCTGGCGCGCCACCATCCGCCCCGAGGGGGTCGCGAGGTCGAGCGGGCCGGCCTTGACGGTCACGGTCGGGATGCCACGCTGCTCGCACAGGTCGATGTACGCCTCCAGCTCGACCGGGCGGCGGTGCAGCCGGTCGGTGTGCCAGCACAGCACCGCGTCAGCCCGGCCGGTCCGCAGGTCCTCCAGCAGCGCGGCGTACCCGGGCCGCGCCCTGCCGTTGCTGGCCGAGGTGTCGTTGTCGACGCGGACCGGCTCGACCACGACCCAGCCGAGGCGGCTGGCCAGCTCACGGCAGTCGCGCTCCTGGCGACCAACCCCGAGGCCGGCGCCCTCCCGGTCCTGGCTGATCCTGGCGTAGACGGCCGCACGGCGAGACATGGCAAGCATGATACTTCTTGACAGCCGAAAGCCCGGAGCGGACCCTTGGCCATGTCTATCGCCCGCGGCCCGGCGGTGCTTGGAACACCCCGGGCCCGGCACCGAAGGGTGATCTTCGATGCGGGATCAGCGTACCTGCCAGCCGAGGCGGGGTGAAGTACATGGACGACCTGCCGAGCTGGGAGGCGGAGTACCGGGGCCTGCCCGGTGCGCTGCCGATCACCCGCGTGGTCCTCGCCGGCGCCCTGGTGGCCGCCCTGGTCCTGGTCGGCCAGTCGGCCACGGACAGCGGCCAGGCTTCCGACGTCGGCCAGTACGGGCCGGCGTGTGCGGAGCTGGCCCGGCTGCGCTCGCACGGGGTTGTCTCGGGCGCGTGGTACGGCCAGGTCCGGGCCGCCTGCGCCCGCTCCGGGGGCCATTAGCCCCCTGTCCGCTGCCTGTCGTCAGCCTGTCCCTCGCCTGTCCAACGGGTGACCACCTCCCACCGCCGGCCTCAGGCTCATCCGTCCTGGTCAAGCCCACGAGCCGGGCCGGGGGCGCCGCAAAAAACGCGGCGGCCCCCG